GGTATCGCTCAAATGGCATATGCTGGGGCTGTTCCTTGGCATGGTCTAGGCGTAAAGGTTCCGGCTGATCTTACGCCGGAACAGATGCTCGAGGCTGCTGGTTTGGACTGGGTGGTGCAGAAGTTTACGACTTTTGCTATTCTCGACGAAAATGATCCGGATAGCGTAATCGAGACAAAGCAGTCTGCTCTTGTTCGTATGAAGGATAAGAAGCTGCTCGATGTCGTCTCTGACGATTGGAACCCTGTTCAGAACGCCGAGGCTTTCGACTTCTTCAACGAATTCGTTATGGCTGGCGATATGGAGATGCATACTGCTGGCTCTCTGAAGGGCGGACAGATCGTTTGGGGTCTTGCCAAGGTTAAGGAGTCATTTGAACTCTTTAAGGGCGATCAGATCGATTCCTATCTTCTGTTCTCTAATTTCCATAAGTATGGGTTTTCTACAGACGTTCGGTTCACTCCGATCCGTGTAGTTTGTAATAATACTCTTACCTTGTCTCTCAGCTCGTCGGTAGAACGGATGGCTAAGATTTCTCACCGTAAGCAGTTTAATCCTGCTAACGTAAAGGATATGCTTGGTATTGCTACCGATAAGCTGCAGAAGTATAAGGAGATGGCTCAGTTTCTTGGGTCTAAGAAGGCTAAGACCGAGTCAATTGTCGAATACTTTGAGCGTATCTTTCCGCTTGCTGGTGCGACTACCGAAGATAAGGCAGAAGGTAAGCGTTCGAAGAATGCCAATATTGCTCTTGGTATTCTTGATACGCAGCCTGGTAGCGAGTATGCTCAGGGAAGCTGGTGGCAGCCGTTTAATGCTGTTACTTTTATGACCGATCATGTTCTCGGTCGTTCAGCTGACACTCGTCTCCAGTCTGCTTGGTATGGTTACAACAAGGGTCTAAAGACAAAGGCTCTTGAACTCGCTGTTGAGATGGCCGAAGCCGCTTGACTTTTAATAAAAACTAAGTTATAATTCTATATAACTTGGAGGATAACATGGCTCGTCGCGCTGCTCTTATTAAACGTAAACCGAAGATTACTCGCACGACTCGTTCGGAGCAGTATATCATTAATAAGAAGCATCTGGGCGACGAGCCAATTTTCACGAAGCCTCTTACAAAGGTAGATTACATCTACGCTCTGAATTGGTATAACTATATGTGCACCAATACAGAGGCCAAAGAATATATTGTAGAATATCTTAAAAATCTTGGCCGTGTGCTCGAGGCTAAACAGTTCAAGTCTGTTCCTGACAATCTTGTGCCGACAACTGTGGCATGGATTTGTCGTATGTTGTCTAAAGGATATAAACTTCCTACTGATACCGCTGAATATATCAATCAACGCATCAAAGAAACATATAAATACATTCAGGAACCCAAGGAAGAAAGTAGTAAGCCGACGGTTTCTATTCAAGATCGCATGCGCGAGCGTACACACGATATTCTCGGTGAAATTGAGGGAATGATAGACGACTACATCTACAATAATGTAGAATTTTCTCTTTATGAGTGGCTGCAGTCTAATAACATTCCTGCCGCCTATGCTACTTCTATCATCTCCAAATTTACCCCAGTCTTAGACGAATTGCTGCAAGCATATGAGGGTAAATGTGAACAACTCAAAGAAGGTTATCGTCATCTCAAGAAAACCGAGATCAAAAATCTCGTCACATTCTACAATACTCTCATCGAAGATGCAGAGAGATATTGTTCGAACACGAAAAAAGTTAAGAAAGCTCGTAAGCCAAGAACGATCTCGGTCGAAAAGAAAGTCAAGAATCTCAAGTTCCAAAAGGAAGATGCAACTTACAAACTTGCTTCGGTTAGTCCAGAGAAAATTATTGGTGCGCAGGAATTGTGGACGTTTAATTCGAAATACAAAACTGTCACGGTATTGCGTGCGATCGATCGTGGCGGGTTACAAATTAAGGGAACTAGCATTACAAACTTTGACGAAGTTAATTCTATTACGAGATCTTTGGGGCGTAAAGACCCGAACGAAGTGGTCAAGCGCATACTTGAGGGTGGAAAACTTGTTCTCCGAAAAGTCCTTGACGATTTCAAGACGGAAAAGCCTCTTGCGTATCGCATCAACGAAAACACTATCCTGTTGAGGATTATATAATGAGCGATCTTAACGAAGACAAAGTCTATGACTTGATTGTTGTAGCAAGATTCCTGCTATGGTATCAGAAGGAAAATCCTGATGCTGTGTGGGGAGGAGAAAAGATTGAAGAAGTAATTGATTCTTTCTCCAGTTTAACTGGATTCGATATTGCTTTGTTACAGAATATCGCATCCTTCAAAAGTAAAGGAAAATAAGATGAACAAGATTATCTTATCAACCGTTGCTGCCATGCTTATGGGTGGTAGTGCATTTGCTGGCGACGTTATTGCGCCTCCAGTTTCAAAGTATGTAGAAGAAACTCCTCTGCCTCCAAAGCGTCCTACCAATTTTGGTAAGACTGACAATCAGAAGGTTGCACAGAAGGTTCAGGAAGTAACCGCAAGGAAGTAATTATGAAAAATATCATGTATAGCGTGATGGTTGCTTCAATGTTATCTGGCTCTGCTCTAGCAGCAGAGTCAGAATTGAAGTGCTATGAAAATAAAGTTTTCATGAAAATGATCGACGATAAGAATCTTTCTACCATTTATAATGGTTTCAAGGATGATAACCGAGTTTCTGAGATCATGATGTCTAAAGAAAGATATATCTACGTTGTAGAATATGATAAGGCGACTGATGGTAATGCTTTTGCTGCTAAGCAGTATTGCGTTACAACAATTCTAAAAAACGTAACATTCAACGAATCTGCTATTGAATATCTTTACCAGCTTCTGGAAAAAGTGAGAGGTCAAAAGACATGAGCATTCTTGGGCCAGATGGTGGTGTAACTTTCAGCGTTACAGGTAAACAGAATAAAGACCCGATTACAGATATTCGCATGGTGATGTTCCCTAAGATGATGGTTCATCCAGAAACCAAACAGATGGTAATGGTTCCTATGCAGGATCTTCAATATCAACGTCAGGGTTCTACAGAATGGTTTTCTGTGGCCATTCACGAAACTGACAAGCATGAATTCAATCCGGAGAATAAAAATGAAGAAGTATCTACTAGTAATTCTAGCGGGGTTATCCTTTCTTAGTTTGGTTGGTTGTTCAGCGCTCGGAACAGTCGTCAAGTGCTCTGTACGGGATAGTAGTAATAGACCGTGCCAGTGAACCACCGCATCCTCAAATTGAAGAGTTTGAAAATACTCTTGATAATTAGTTCATTATTGAGTGGAACAGCAATGGCAGCGGATGATATATCATGCGATAAGAAGACTAGCGATAGTCATATCATCCACTGTAAAGCAAAGAAGGTGATGGATGTTTCGTTGGTTTCTATCAATGGCGGCGATTGTAACGCTCCTACATTTCACTGGCATGGTAGCGGTGAGTTTTCCATTCCAGGAACTAAAGAATGTGGCTACGTTGGAGCAGTCACATTATCAATCGACGGCCACAATAAAACCTTCGCCCCATTATAAGTAGAATTGGAATCGTCTTCATCATAGTAACACTTATACAGAGAATACTGATCAATCTCGGGTTGGTTCCAGACCGATCAAGAGGAACTAAGTGTTACTTTGATGGAGACGATAAATAGAATTGCCGAGGTCGTTGAGAGGAATATAATAGACGTCTAAGACGTGGGTGCGATTCCCACCGCCTCCACCATAGATACATTAGGAAAGACAATCTTTTAGAAAAGTTCTAGCACCAAGTGAGTTCTAAAACATAAGAAGATCATTGCTTCAGCTTGCCGACTAGACTAGTGTATCTTTGATGGGGGCGAACTAGGCTCGATTAGCGTAGTAAAGGTTCAAGGAGACCAAAGGCAAATATAGGTGCTAACGATAACTACGCACCATTTGACTTCGCTCTAGCAGCGTAAGTTCATTGGGTTCTGCAAGTCTTACCTCGAAACAGAAAAGACTTGCCTTTTCTGATTGTACCATAGTATAATACTAATAATGGCTCCGTAGCTCAGCAGGATAGAGCAACAGACTTCTAATCTGTGGGTCGAACGTTCGAATCGTTCCGGAGTCGCCATTTCTTAGGAGAACTAAAATGTCAAGACACAATCACTGGTTTTGGAATAGTTCTTTCGTCAATGTTGTCCACCAAAAGTTGCTACACCTAACTTCTTACATCTGGAAGAAGCAGAATCACAACCACTAAAATCGGAGATTATATTATGGCTTATAGAGACGAACCTGGAATTGTCTATTATGTGACATGTCTGTTGATCTTTGGTTTTGCACTATATGGTTGGATTTCGAATATCCTTATCCTTTGGAATTCGTTTGATTCTCCTCTGACAGCTAAGATGATTGTTCGTATTGCTGGTATTTTTGTAACTCCTCTAGGAATTATTCTAGGATATATCTAAAAGGAATGTGGCTTGAAAAACTCTCGTCCTTCTTCGCTTTCGCAGATTTATAATCTGAAACATGCATTTGAATATGAACTGAATAATGTGTTAGCCTTTGAGGATAGACAGGAGTTTTTTAGAGTCATAAATTACTTTGAACAGAGAATTACAGAATTGAAAGAAGAAGAAAAGCAATGCTTAAGAATTCAGTCTTCGTTGAAGAAGTAGAAAAACTGTGTCGAGATAAGAATATCGAATATATTGATGCTGTTGTCTTTTGGTGCGAAAAAAATAATCTAGAAATAGAGACTGCTGCTTATTGGATAAAAAAAGATCCAGTTATGAGATCTAAAATTCAACTAGAAGCCGAAAATCTTAATGTGCTTAAACGAGGAGCAAGATTGCCCATATAAATATTAGGTTCAACCATTGTTGGAGGCGTCTATGCGTATAAAAACAATCGGTCGACCATCGCATGTATCCTTGGGGATAGTTAAAAAGGCAGCTTATTTTTATGGTAAATATCTAATCGGGGGTGGAAAGCTATTTAATAATATCCGTTTGACTGTTCAGTTTGAACACTTCAATAAAAATGACGGAGATTATGCATACTGCGATTGGACAGACGACAATAACAGTTGCAGAGAGTTTTTAATAGGTATTGACCATGCTTTGAGCAAAAAAGAAACTTTGCTTGCTCTTGCTCATGAAATGGTTCATCTTAAGCAATATGCGAGAGGTGAAATGAAAGATATCTGGCGTCCGGTTAGAATGGTAAAGTGGCAGGGCGAAAGATACTTGCATGAAGAAATGGATTACTGGGAGTGCCCCTGGGAAATTGAAGCGTATGGTCGTGAAAAGGGTCTATACTTCAAATTTCTAACATATTTACAGTATGGAGAGCCTGAAGAATTATGTCAGCGTTCGAAGCATATAAAGAGTACATAGCCCTTAAAAATCATTTCACCAAAGCTGATTATGACTACATCAAATATAACGGAAAGACAGGAATAAAACATGCTTCCTTTGAGAAGCGAAAAGACAAGATTTTCTTTGAGAAACTTTCAAAGATTGAGAATTATCACGAGTTTCTTATTGCTAATCTTAGTAATAATCCTAAACTCTGGATTCGTGATCTAGCGTATTCAGAATCCGCTCAATTAACATATCAAAATTGGAAAAAGAGAAATCAGTCTCTTACATATAATTTTAAAACCGATTTCAAAAAAATATTAGAAGAACCAGGAGGGCAGCAACATCCAGCCGCCCTTCGATTATATCTTGGTAACCAGATCAGTTTGGAGTCTCTTTGTATCTTTATTAAAATGACAAAGGCGATCATTTATTGGGACTCTAAACTTGAATATGACCCGATATGGGAAGATATCCGATTGAGGGTTGTAAAATATACTCCATTCATCAAATTTGATTATGAGAAAGTTAAGCAGACAATGCTTGACATTATGAATGATATGGAGTATAATAAATAATGTTGGGTGATACAAATGCCCATCATACAATTGTTATACACTGTTATACGGAGAAATATACATGGTAGATTTTAAGTCCCTCAAAGCAGCTTCAGGTAAGAAGTCTCTAGAATCCCTGACATCAGAGCTTAATAAGCTATCAGGCGGCGAAGGCAAGGGCGCCGATGATCGTTTCTGGGCACCAACAGTCGATAAGGCTGGTAATGGTTATGCTGTTATTAGGTTTCTTCCTCCACCAGCTAACGAAGACGTTCCTTTCGTTCGTATCTTTGATCATGGTTTCCAGGGTCCAGGTGGATGGTATATTGAGAATTCTCTGACCACTCTTGGTAAGAATGACCCAGTTTCAGAATATAATTCTAAGTTGTGGAACTCCGGTATTGAGGCCAACAAGGAAATTGCTCGTAAGCAGAAGCGTCGCCTTCACTTCATCAGCAATATCTACGTTGTCAGCGATTCTGGCAATCCTGCTAATGAGGGTAAAGTTTTCCTCTACAAATACGGTAAGAAGATCTTTGACAAGCTCAAGGAAGCAATGGAGCCACAGTTTGCGGATGAAGAGGCTGTAAATCCTTTTGATCTTTGGGCTGGTGCTAACTTCAAGTTGAAGATTCGTAATCTCGAGGGTTATCGCAATTACGATAAGTCTGAGTTTGATAAACCAAGTCCACTTCTTAAGGATGACGAAGAGCTAGAAAAGGTTTGGAAGAGCGAACATTCACTTCAGGAATTTCTTGCTCCATCTAACTTCAAATCTTATGAAGAACTTCAGACTCGTTTGTCTAAGGTTCTTGCTGAAGACTCTGCTCCTGCAAAGCGTAAGGCAGCTGAGAACACTGAAGTTCCATGGCAAGAAGAAGAGTCTGCTCCTACCTTTAAGGCAACTCATGCGCCAAAGTATTCATCTGATGAAGAAGATGATGACGAATCATTGGAGTTTTTTAAGAAACTTGCTAACGACTAAAATAAAGAGGGAGCCAAAAGGCTCCCTTTTTTATTATCCCCAAGACATATTCTTTTTATAATTCTTCATCTCCTCATAATGATTGCCGCCAAGCATACTAGCCCAATCTGGCCATTCAATATCTCCTGGCATATTATAAGCAAACCCTGATTGATTCGTAGCAGTCATTCTATTTGGTTCTACATTAACTTGAGGATTAAAGAAAGAACCTTGAGCTTCTTGTATTGTTTGTTCTGTTGCTTGAGACGTAACAGCAGCTTGATTGAGCGTTTGAGCGTTTAATGCAGGCATCGATGGCGTTGAAACCAATTCAGATTGAATAGCAGATGTAATCATTGGTAGAAGCATACCAGCAATACCACCAATTCCTCCTCCCATCATTCCTGGCATCATACCCATCATTTGACCCATCATATTTGCGCCAGCTGGAGGAGCTGAGATACCCGGAGATATGGGTGCTTGTGCTACTGGTTCTGCAGCCATAGGTGATGCTGCAGGCGGGGCCATAGACGTCGTAGTTCCTACTGCTGGTGTTGCGCCTTGTAATGCTCTTTGTTCTGGGGATCCTGCTACTTGATAAGTATCTGGAACCGATGGCGCACCACCTTTTGGTATTTCAGCGTGTAAATGGTTGTTATGACCAGCTGCAGCGTATGGTCCGCTTTCTCTCCAATAAACTTTATAACCTAGTCTAGTCAATTGTTCGGCTAATTGATCGAACTTGGCTCCCATAACAGGATCTCTCGCTTCAACATTACCTTCTCCGAAATTGATGTCAATTGCTCTACCCTCATAATGAGCTTTGCCTTTATGAACTGGTTTTACACCACCAAATTGAGGATGTTCAGAAATGCGCATTCCCATTTTTTCTAGAGCATGACCAAGAGCTACTACGTCTCCTGCAGGCAAAGAAGCGCCAACTTGTTCGCCATGGCCATCATGGCCATGACCTTCATGAGCTACACCACTAATTGGCCCATGACCGCCTTCTTTACCTATACGTTCTGTTCGAGGATCATTAGCAGAAGGAATGACTTCAGGCGTTGATACTGGAGTGGCTGTTGGGGTGGCTGTTGGGGTGGTAATATTAGAAGGCGTAGAAGATGTTTTATTGTCTTGCGGTGAACTTTTAGCTAACGTTACAGCATTAGCCATCCTTTGACCTAAGTGTTGATGTGACGATCTCTCATATCCATAATCAATTGCTCTTGCTGCTTCTATTGCTGTAGAAGCAGATTTGAGCATTTGACCAGCACGTTTTTCAGTATTCATCAATTCCCATTGAACGAACTCTAACTGTTGTTTAAAATTAGATTGTCTAATAGGAATTCCCATTACTTGTTGGAACTTAGCTTGTCTATCTGGATGCCATTGAGCAATTCCGTATGCTTGACCGCTATCGCCCACAGCATTAGTTCTTAAACTTTTTCCTGATTCTACTTGGAGATTGCCGACAATGCCAGCTGCCTGTTCTTTTGACCAACCTTTTGATTGGAAGAAAGACATTGCTTCTGAAGAACTTCCAGATTCACCAACTCCTGGGCCTAATGCGCCACCGCCGCCAGCCGCTGAAAGTGCTGCCATTCCACCACCAGCAACTGCTGCGCCAATACCTAATGTGGCTAATTGTTTTGCGAAATCCGAACTTAGATTAGTAATACTTCCTAGCAAACCACTGCTGCTAGTATTCATGATATTGCGATTTAGACTTTCAATATCACTACTAAGAATGCGAGTGTTTCTAGTGACATTGCCCATCTCGGTGCGCATAGAATTTTGAATTTCTAAAGACTCTCTGAATAGAGAATTTAGACTATCAATTTTATTGCCTGTTTGCTGAGACTCTGAAACCATTTCTTCAAGCACATTATGAAGATCCGCAATATCTTCTCTTTGCGCTTTGAAGGTTGTAGAAATATCTTTGACTATTCTACTTAAATTGGCATTACTAGCATTGGCTGCTTGGCGGAATTCACCAGCAGTCTCCATGCCGGCATTTCTAATGCCTCTAGTTATCGCCGATAATTCTTCTGCTTCTATGGCCATTTGTTATCCGTTGCTTTTCTTTTTAGCTTCTTCTACTTCTTTCAAGTAGTTGACTAGCATTTGAACATATATGTCTCTCTCAAAGGGCATCATAGATTCTATTTCACTAATTGAGTATTTATGGTGCTGAGCCAAAGAAAATACAGTCGCATAATAGTTAGATAGCGTATTATGACTCAGCGCCACGTAAAAAAATCATTTAACGAAGACAACACGATTTCCCGATCGTTCCCAAGTTCGTTTTGGTATAAAATCTTATATTCCATTCTGGGAACATTTAAAAGAAAGTTTTGAACCTGTTCAAAGGTCTTGATATTTAAATTTTCAAGAAACTCGTTCAACTCTTCTCTTTTATAATCTTTACATTCATAAATCTGATCTTCAAAATAAATGGATTCGATGCATCTGATAATTAGCTCAAACATATAATCTTTTTCTAGATTTAGAAAATCTTTATCGTCATATAACGCCGCCGAAGGATATTTCATGATTATCCCTGACTGCGGAGTTATCTTAATCTTGTTTTCCATTTTTTTAGGATAGTTGACTTTAACTTCTTCTAAATTGATTTCGAAGTCGTATACTTTTTTATCCTCTGAATCTCTGTATGATACCTTTACTAGGTTATCAACTGATACTGATCTTAATTTTAAGAAAATGTATTCAAGATCAAATAATGCTAGTTTGCTAACATCTAATTTTGGGTCAACGGAACAATTATTGACTACCTGTTTAATGGCAGAAAGGATATCGGCTTGGTTATCGCTTTCCTTAGCCATCAACAATAATTTTTCTTCTTTGACTAAAAAAGTTCTAAACTGAAAATCTTTTTTCAGAGAGGGTACATTTATTTTATATACAGGATAATCAATTTTCGGTAATGACATTAATATACTCCATTATTAAATTGTCACAGAGCTCCTTGCAGTCCCTGATGATAGATTAGTTCTTTGTTGCGAATTTGTTGGTTGTATTGAAGAGTTTTCTATTGCGTATTCTGTATAAGCAATAGAGACATTGATTTTCAGAAGATTCGAATCGCCCCAAGAGAGAGGGAATTCTCTGATAGCTGTAGGAAAGGCGTCGAAAAGATTTATTTTTTGAACTATATTTCCATAATGATCATATATGAAAATGACCATAGTAGTAGCATAATTTTCTTTATATTCCGCAGTATAATTTGGCGTAGAATTATTTGCAGTTGAACCGTTATATTGAAATATAGCTCTAGTCCATTGATACCAATATTGCCAAAATTCGCAATAATGATCGCCAAGCATAGAAATAGATACTTCTTGAAATTGAGCGCTTATTGGCATTTTTTGAGTTGGGCCTATACCAAATCGATTAATATCGGCTGTCATTATAGAAATACCAGGAGCTCTTACTTGATCTATTCTGAACTCCATGTTTTTAGCAATTTTATAAATGGCTGTAGGAGTGCCCTGATTACTAAGAACAGCGTTTGACAAAACTCGAGGAGTTTGTATCAAAACTGAGAATGCATTATTGTCTAGATAGCCAAAATCTCTTAAATTTGTTTGATAGGCGTTTATGTTAAATGGCATTTTTCTTCCTAGTAAGGTGGTGAACCAGCATATCTTCTATTACTATTAATTTTCCATCTTTGAAGCGGTAACACAGCAGCCTTTTCCCAGTCAGAAGGGTCAACTTCATGAAAAGAACTTCTAACGTGCGAAAAAAGATATCTTTTTATGCAACCTTCAACGCCTTTTAATTGATTAGAGTAACCTTTTAAAAACTCATAAGATATACTTAATCTCTTATTCTTATTATATTTATTTTCATCGGTCAAATCTATCAGAGAATTTAATATTTTAATTCTGGCCAAAGGAGGTAGGTAATGAAGATTGATTCCTAAAAAACCATCTAGATACATTTCAACTGGTAGGGTCAGTGGAAACATATCGTAAAACGGTAAAGTGTTTTTGTATTTGGGATCATAAAGATAAAGAAACATTCCGCCTATAAAAGGCATAGATGATTTTCTAAAAATTTTATTAGGATCAGCTTTTGTTTTATTTGCCTTCAGATCTTCAACAGAAGAAGAAAACCAATCTTGGGCTGTAGTTGATTTGTCTGCTATAGCCCTGGAACTGGCTTTTAGAAGATCATTAAAAGTATTTGGCATTAAAACACAAGTCCTAGCTCTTTTTCAGTTATGATTTCAAATTCATAACCTCTGTCTCTACAAAATTCTCTGGCAGCTTTCCATTTTGCTGAATTTACGCCCCAAGTCATGACTTCATTAACATATTTCCGAGACTTTCTTTTACCTTCAGTAATAGTCGGAGGTAAAGTCTGTGCATAAGGTTTTATTTCAACTACTATAGTTTTGGTGCCTTCTTTAGTTTTTTTCCTGACAACAAAATCAGGATAATACCTATGGACTCTATTGTCCACTGGAGATCTATAAGGAATTATAGTCTCCTCGCTCTGCCACCAAATAACGTCTGGATCTTTATCCAGCCTAGCCATATACACAAATTCCCATCTACTTCTGTAGACAATATTTGAAGAATCGCCTTTGTATTTATCAGGGTTTATGGGTTTAAAGTAACCTTTATATGTTGCCATCTTGATACAGTTTAAATAAATAAAGTAAAGTAGTAATATTTATTACAAGATTAAGGGATACTATGGCTCTAACACAGAACTTTCCGCAGCCGCCCGGAAGATTTAATAGACAATCAAGAACATTTCCTGAAGACTTAATTCAGTCTAATAGAGGATTTTACACGAATATCAGTCTTGTTAATTATGAATACAGTCTAGTATCAAGCGGTTTAGGGGCTATCTCTTATGGCGGTGGATTCAAACTACCAATTCCTAGAAGATTAAATGATAATGAAGTTATTTTATGGGAGGAATGGAGCGGCATCAATGCAATTCAACAAGGATTAACTACACTTGGTTCTTATCTCCCTGGAGCTAATCAATTAAATACTCTTGCTAATGCTGGTCTTGCTGGTATAGAAATAGGTGGAATGTTTGGCACCGGCGTGCCAGGTATTTCTCAAGGAGGCGAAACCATTAGTCCATTTATGTATATGATGTATAAGAGACCCGGATTTAAAGAATTTACATTGAGTTGGACTCTGGCTCCGAATACTCAGAGCGAATCTGATACTCTGTTAGATATTATAAAAGAATGTAAAAAAGCTGCATTGCCTAGTATTGGTAGTGCTTGGGGGCTACAAAAGTATCCTAAAATTGCTCTGGTCTCATTCAAGCCAGAAAAATATCTGTTCAAACTAAAGCCATGTGCAATCATTTCAGTACAAGTAGATTATAATGGCTCTGGCACTCCATCTTTCTTTAAGAGCGGAGCGCCAACAATAATAAATCTAACATTACAATTGAAAGAAATCCAACTTTGGACTTCTGAAGAAATTACATAAAAGAGCAAGAAATGCCACAAAGATATTTCGACAAATTTCCTGTAATTACTTATGCCAACAATCAGGCTATAGATATTACTAGACGTGTTACAGTTCTAGATAAAATTGAAAACATACCATTTGTGTATTATCCTTATGAGATTACTGATAATGAGAGACCAGATCAGCTAAGTGCTAGATATTATGAAGATCAGTATAAAAGCTGGATCATTTACATTGTTAATAAAATAGTAGATCCATATTATGAGTGGTATTTACATGAAAGAGAGATGATTGATTTTTTAGATAAGAAATATGGTTCGTATTATAATGCTCAAACCAAAGTCAAATATTATATGAACAATTGGATAGATAGCGATCAGATAACGATTGGCGGATATAATGCGCTAACTACTGGTCAGCAAAGATATTGGGAACCTGTGATCGGAACCAATGGCAAAACTATGTCATATAAAAGAAAACAAATAGACTGGAAAACTAATACAAATAAAATT